TTAATAAATTCTGTACACTGATTATATAACCTGTTTACGTATTCAGGTCCGTATTTATTACCCCACTTGAGACATAATATAGATAACATTACTTATATATTTACCCGCCGTTACCACCACCGGCATTACCGCCGCCACCATTACCACCACCGTTGCCACCGGCACCATTGCCACCATTGCCACCGTTACCTCCATTTCCATTTCCATTTCCGTTACCATTACCATTTCCATTTTTTTGAGATGATGATTTTCCACCACCAAATCCAATACGAACATATCCTGGTCTTGCTATTCTAGAGTATGATTTTGGTACACAAGATTTAGATTTCTCGTCATACTTGTAACCAGGCGGACATCTTACTGCAGCAAATATTTTCATCTTAATAACTCGCTAGCTGTTACGAATATTTTCTTATCTGTATTTACATGAGTTATCTCATATATATCAACACCAAAAACGTCACCTACTGGAAAGCAATGATCTTCGACTATGACTTGATCTTTTGCCCAAACCATTTCATCACAAGTATCATTTAGTAACTTTGGATTTTGTACTTTATATCTACCCGGCGATAATTGTTTATCTTGTAATAAGAACCATTCGTTTTTTTCATTTAAAAAATCTAGTATTTCTATATCACATTTTTCACAAATACTTTTTAATCCTTTTTCTGTAAGTCCGAATCTTTCTTTGATAAGATAGAGCGCTGACGCAAAAGATCCGAGTTTACTTCCACCTCCTGGAATTTTACTAATGAGCCTCTTAATGTTAGCGGCAAGGCGAATAAAAGGAGTATAAGAAGACTTCTTTGCATCTGTATCAAGTTTCACGTTCCTGTTTCTCTTCCCGTTTTCATCAATTATACCTTCTTTATAGGCATCCCAATCTTTCCAATCCATAACCATCAATCTGATGAATCGAAAAGTATACCCTAAATCCGCTGCTCTTTTTAATATACCCATTAAATCTCTCTTAACTTTTCTACTACATTAGGGTCCATTGTTATTCCCGTGTACTGATCATTCTTAATATACTTTAAAAATATTAAAAAAGGTTTAACAACTGGCCAGTGTTTATCTTCAAGTTTTAACTCAAGAATATTTAAAGCAGCCTCAATACCGAACATATTAAATACAACAATAAAATGATTAAGCAATAATCTATAAGCTAAATCATCAGTTTCAAGGTATCTATTCAATAATCTTTTTATATATTTAAATCTTTTTAAGTCTTCATTGAACTCATCAATATCAGCGAATCGAGGATTCTTATAATTTTGAGCTGCATAAAGCAAAAGATTTTTTTCATTCAAACGTCTTAACATAAAATTATATATTAAGACTTAAAGTACTTCTTTTAACTCCTCGATTAAATCAGATTTATTTTTTCTTCTATCTAATTCAATACCATGCTCTCTACCAAGAGCTTCAAGTTCAACCTTTGTCATACTTTCAAGATCGTCTTCATCATCCATTAATTCTGCTTCAGCTTCTTCTGCAGTTGTCGGTGACTCTTTTAATACCTTAACTTCAGTCTTAGTTTCAACATTAAGATACTCGTCGATCTCTGTTTGTGATATTGGTCTTGATACTAATAACTCATTAGTCCTTGGATCTCTCCAACCTTGAGGCGTAGGTATCGCATCTTTTTTAAAATTTGGTGGTGATATTGCCATGATTATTTTCCTCTCATCATTTTTCTTGCTTTCATTTGGTCTTTATTTAATGGAAAGTTACTTTGAGGCTTCATTCTTGCCTTACCTTTTTCGGGTTTATTACCAGAGTAATCTCCATGAAATCCAGCTTGATAAGCTTTTTCTATACCTTTGTCTTTATGTTTAGCAGAAAAAGCATCCATTTTACCGCTCTTCATTCTACCTTTCATTCCTTTTGGAGCTCGTATTGCTGGCTTTTTACCAGTGAATGCAGATTGGTCTTGTTTCTCGCCAGCGCGAAATGCTTTTTTTAGTACAGCTTTACGATCAGTTCCGGAACCTTTTATTGACCCTTCTTTTGTTACTTGATTGATAGCGTCAAGTAAACTATCAGCAACTTTGTTGCCTGATATTCCATAATCTTCTTTTTTCATTGATGGTTTCTTTGGAAACTTCATCATTGATGGTGCAACGTTTTTAATTTTACCTGCATCTTTAGCAGTTTCGTGTGCTTCACCGGTAGCCTTATGAGCTGCAGCAGCGGCAGACTTATATTGTTTTGAATCACCGCCATGCTTTTTATGTGCATCTGCAGCAGCCTTATGCATTTTTGCTGCTTCATGATGATGATCAGATGCAAAATCGTGATCAGAACTTCCACCATTTGTAGACTCACGCTCATGAGCACCGCCATGGTCGTTATGCACTGTTGCCATCTTTTTATGATAGTCTACTGATTCAGCAGTTTGCATCTTTGCAGCTGGATCTTTAACTGGTGTTGCGCTTGGTTTAATTGCTAGATCACCAGTGTTCTTATCAGCCTTTCTTAACTTCTTACCAGGTGCACTTTTCTTGATGCTATCTGCAGTATCTTTTGCAGCCTTCATACCATCTGCTTCAGTGCTTTTTGGCGTGTTTAACATGTCCATTGCACCTTTAGAAGACATTGACTTCATGTGCATTGGCTCAGGTGCTGCGGCACTTTTATAATGAGCTGCCCTATCACCTTCATATAATGACATTAATTTTTCCCTAATAGACATTGTGCTCTCCGATTTAATGTTGAGTTTAGTGAGTTTAGTGTGCAACTTCAGTTTCGGAAAACTATGCTTAGGTGTACCTGTCTTAAATTTTCCAGCGTCTTTAGTTGTTCCAATAGCTGTCTTACTAAGTTCATGAGCATCTCTAGCAGCTTTCTTATATTTTGATTGGTTAAGAGATGAAGCAGCATCGCGAGCTCGCATATGAGCAGCATGTGCTTGTTTATGAATATCGATAGCGCGATAGTGCATATCTTCGTTATCACTATTATGTTTTCCACTATCTCCTTCAGATTTATGACGCTTAGCGTGGCTAGCATGAGCCTTTGCCATGTCGTCATGATAAGAACTTTTTATCGGATGATACTCTGCTTCATTAACTGTTCCTTCATTCCTTGCCAGTCTTACTGTAGCTCTATCGATACCACGCATTCTCATTGCTGCTTTACGCTCTGGACTTTTCTTATAGTCTTGACCAGGATGTGAACCACCTACTGCACTTACTGCATCAACTGTTCCTTGATCCTTACCTTTGAAGTATGCATCTCTTGAGGCCTTACTAATATATTTTCCTGCGAGCCTTTTCGATATCTCATTCATTTTTGGTTTTTCATGTGTGTATCCCATCTTTGAAAATTTAGCATGATCCATTGGAGTCTTTGCTGTGACTTCTTTTCCAGTCTTTGGATCATACATCATATGAGGGTACTTAACAGCTTCGGTAGGTATAGCTTTTGCTGTATCTTTTTTCATAGTTACAGGATGTGTCTTACCTCCAAAGTTAAAATTCTTTTTACCTGCTTTTGCGGCTGCTGCTGCAGCTCCATGAAAAGCTGTTCTTTCGTTTGCCGGAATATCTTCCGGTATATGATATTTAAAAGCTTCACTTAGGACCTTCTTACTTGGCCCGTGATCGCTAAATGGATTGTTTGTTAAAAACATATTTTTCTCCTTTACATCCACATATGGGCCACGTAGGCACCTATTGCTGCAACCACTGCAGCATATACAATCTTATTTATAATACTTACAGTTCTTGTGTTGTCGTCTACAGTTTTCTGTATCTCGTCAAGTTTAACTGATAACTTATTTAAACGTTCTCTCATATTTTCGTGATCGTCCTGCAATGCTATAATCTTCTCCTCTGCTCTTGCCAAAGAAATCATAGCATCAGCAAGTTTATCAATCTTACTCTCGATTCTATCTAATCGTGATTCAGTTGTCTCGTTTTGAGCCATTTTACTGTAATCCTTTAATATTTGTTCTATGAGATCTTTGTCCATAAATATATTTATTTCTCGTCAAAAAATTGACACCTACAATAATTTGTCTATTATTTACTGTCAGGTTTTTGACATTCATCTTCTTTTTCCTTGACCTCTATACTTTTTAAAACTTCTTCGTTTATGTTTATTCATCGTTGAAGTTATTGGTTTTCTTCCAATTGTAGTGCCATGTTTTTTCGGTTCGTGTATTTTAACTGAACGAAATAACTTAGGCATCACTCACTCTTCCAAATTGTCCATATACCATAAGCAATTGCTAAACCTGCTGCAATCTTTGCTAACGGTGCTAAAAATAAAATCATTAATCCAAGAGCGATAAGTATCGCTCCGTCTAATGTTGTTCTTTCTTTAATTCTTTTTGTAATCCAGTTTTTAATCATTAGCATTTCCACCTTCTACGTGCTTGTCTTAATCTACTGTTTGGATCTTTTGCAGCCTTTGGAAACATTTTCATTTGTCCTGCACTCCTTGCACAAAATGATTTACGTCTCTTTGCTGCTTTTGACCCTGGCTTTACTTTACCTGTTACTGCAGTTTGTAGGTTACCACCAGTTTTTCTGTTTACTGCATCGACTCCTTTTTGCGTCATTCCTGCACCTTTTTCAGTTGGACGAAAATGACCTTTCTTATCAGCAGTTTTCTCTAAGATAAAATTTTTAAACCTAACCAAACTCATGGCCTGCAATCCTTTTCATTTGTTTATTAAACTCTGCTTGACCTGGTTTTTTCTTATATAACTTTTTTGTTAAGCTACTATCTTTTTTACCTTTAATTCTATACTTAAAACCTTTTGCCTTATGTTCGGGATCTGTAGTTTTAACTAGCCTTCTTTTATATTGTGCCTCATAAGACTCTGGCCCTTTTGGTGCATCAGTACCTTCATTTTGACCAGGTGTTTTCTTTCTCATAAGCTTTACTGATTCAGGTGTGCCGTAATCATATTGGTACTCTGTAACTTCTCTACCTTGTGCCTTTTGTCTAAAAGCTTTTCTTTTCTTTGCATCAGTTGTTCTTTCAAGATCTTGAATCATAGATGGTTGCTTTACAATCTTTCTTAATTTTTGTAACAAAGCGCCTGGTGTCTTATCGTCCATATACATATCTGGTAAACCAGCAATTGAAACTTTATAACTTGCTTCTTTTACATTATCCATCATCGGTCTTTTAAAACCATGCTTTGATAATACGTCATCTTTATTATGTTTATCGTATGCCGATTGAGTCTTCTTAATATTTTTCTTTTGTATTTGTTTTTTTCTAAGCTTTGCAAAAGTTGGTTTTTCTCTATCAAGTTCAGGTTTACTACCGTCTCTATTATTTTGACCAAATAATTTTAAAGTACTACCTGCAAGCTTTGCTTCTTGAGGTCCACGTTTGGCATCGAGATATGCAGCGACAGCCATCTGTTGACGTTTCTTTTTACTCTTACCTTTAAACTGTGGTGCCTTTGACTTTCTAAAGTCTTTAATGTAGGAACCTATTCCATCTTTTGGATCTAATGGCATATTAATTCTCTTTCATAAATTTTTGAATTGAATATTTTGGTACAGTATTTGGATTTGCTAATTTCAAAAGTAATGCAGTAACATAAAAGTGATCAGCTCTTTTTTGATATAACTGTCTTATCTTATCTGGTGATTTCTTTATCATATCTTGTGTTTGTTTAGCGAGTCTGTTTCTTGCATTTAAGAACTTATTAATATTTTTCATTTCAGATTTATCTGCATCTATCTTCAAAATATTTTGTCCAACAAACTCTCCTTCACCTTCCATCTCAATATCAGCATCTCCCATCAAAGCTGAAAAGGTATATTGAGTTGCTCTTTCATATGCTGTATCAACTTTTTTAGGATTCTTGATTCCTTCGAACTTTATGAAGAAAGTTCCAAATTGATCTTCATTTATCTGTTTTCTAAATTCAAAGAAATCTATCATTTCATACTTCCTATTTTTTTACGAGTACCCATAGCTTTAGTATCACCTTTATCCATCATTCCCTTCATACCCATTGAAGGATCTGACTTACCATGATAACCTGCAGCTTTCCCTGGTGGTAATTTTTTCATCTTACCTTTTGCTATAAAATCTGCCATTGCTTTTCTTTCAGCATCAGTAGTCTTATCTTCATTTTTCTTTTTCTTTTTACCTCTTTCAGCCATTGATGCATGTGCAGCTTTTTGTTGAGCATAAGATACGTAACCTTCTTTCTTGGCTTTCTTCTTACCCTTACCACTTAGATCTGAATCAGCACCGTAATAAGTACCTTTACCTTTTGTGATATATGAATTTACTCTTGCCATACCCCATTGTTGTGGTGTAGTTCCAGGTCTGTGACCGGTTCTCCAAGCAGCCATTCCTCTGTTATATACTTTTTTTAACGTACCATAAGATATACCAGACTTTGCTGCTTTCTTTTTCAAGCCTTCATTCTCGAGTAATTCATCGAAAGCTTCTGTATAAGATGAAAATTTAAGCATCTTGTTTACTCCTGTTTTTTATTTTTCTAACCTTTGCGCGATCTAACATTCGAGCATGTTTCATTTTATCGACCATCTTTTCGCGTTCAATTTTTTTCTTAACTAATTCAACTGCATCTTCGCCAAACATCTTACGATACTTAAGTGTATGTTTGCTTGGTTTAGTTTTTGCTTTCGCATCACCCGGTGCTTTCTTATAAGCAGCAGGATTATCATCATCCATCTTTGCATGTTTTCTAAAGTGTGCTAACCTCTTCTTCTTAGTAGCTTTCCCTAGACCCTTGTAATAAGGTGCAGGCTGTGAGCCTTTTTTATCTTTAATATCTTTGTCTTGTCTTACTCTATCAGTAAAATCTTTTTCAACTAATTCAATTGCATCTAGCCACTTGCGATAAAGTTTACCGCCTGACTCAATGATGACATAATTGCTTCCAAGCTTGGTAACACGACCCAACTCGTCAGTACCCAAGATAGCAACACTATCACCAACACTATAAAGGTTTCCTTTAACATATTTCTCCCTCGTTTCTGAAACGGGGTCGAGGTTTAACTTATTAAAATATTCTTTCTGTTGTTTTAGTCCCATACCTTTTCGCACTTCGTTATAAACTCTTTTAGCGTCTGAGTTAGATACGTTCCTTGGTAAACCCTGAGAAAATTGTGTAAAGTTACCATCACTTGCAATCTTTCTCATTTTTGATGCTGACATTCCTGAGACATCATCAGCGTCAGGGTCCCTCTCCCCGGCTGACACGACATTAATTTTATTAAAATTATAGAGCCCGTGCCTACTTTTAACGCCATTATACTTGTTCAATAGCGTTTGGAATTCGTTAACTCTATCAGAGCCAACCACCATGTTGATATTTTTATAACCTTCATTATATAACTTCGTAACGGCATCAAATACACTCTTAACTTTTTTATCAAGAATGACTTGCCTTGCGTGCTTAGGAAAAAACTTTCTTACAGTCTTTACTTTAAAATTATATTCAAGCGGGTTCTTTTTGCTGTCCATGCTTTGTGTCAAATAAACTCTATAAGGATTCTTTCCAGACTTCTTAGATAGTTCATTCATCAATTTTTCATGACCAGTGGTTGGAGGATTCATACGGCCAAACGTAAAATATATGGTCTTATCTTCCTCAATCAAAAATGATTTAAATGAATTTATCATTAACCTTTCTTTCTTTGTACTTCTTTTTTTCTAACGTCTTTAAATATACGTTTTGCTATTCTTTGTATTCTTGCCTTCAAGGCAGGCTTATCGAGTCTCTTTTCAATCTCTTGTTTTCTTGCAAAAGTAAGTTCTCTTTTTGGTATTCCTCTTGTTAACTTCTTTGCAAGTTGATTACGAGCCTGCCTCATTGATCTTTTTTCGAGAGTCTTTTTGTTAGCCATTTTTCTTCTGGCTCTGTCTCTACCTATCTTTATTCTGGCCTTCAGTCGTTTCATTAAACGACCACGCTTCATTCTTTGTTGTAGCGTTAGAGCTTCATCAACCGTCTCTTCATATATCTTGTCTATTTCTTTTTTAACTTTAGGATCTTTTAAAAGATCTTTCGAAATCTTTTGAATAGCCGTCTTCTTATCAATTTGAAATTTATCATTAAATCTCTTATCTCTTATTATCTTTATTGCGGCTTTTACTTGGTCTGCTGCAGATAAATTCCTTACTGCTTCATCAACACTCTCAGATGTTGAAGGTTTTTTAATACCAGGGCTACCTAAACCTTTTCGTACTGCCATGTTCATGCCTTTTGTACGATCTTTCTTTTTATCCTTTTTTGCAAATTTTAAATAACCACCTAACCTATATGAAGATATTTCGTTTTGTGTTTCTTCAGCAAATTCTTTTCGAGCTCTCATATCCATATCAGCTTTAGCAGCCATCTTTTTCTTTTCTGCATCATCTGTTTTCTTTTGATTCTTCTTTTGAGAAGCTGCAGCTTGGAATCTCATTCTCATTAATTTATCGGCAAGTGAATTATCACCAAAGCTTGATTCTTTTTTAATAACTTCTTTATCAGTCTTAACCATTCTTATTCCGACTTTACCGTCAGGCTTTATATATTTTTCTGGTTTTCTATCAGCACTCTGGACTGCATCATTCATCTTTGCAAATGCTGCCTTACGATTTGCATCAGTCTTGAATCCAGCATTTAAATCATCTTTGGCTTTAGTAATAGCTTTCTTACGCATAAACTTACTTACGCCTCTTTTACCTTTGACTGGTACTTTTAAATTTGGAAGTTTCTTATCCGACTTCATTGACAGTTCATTAACTATGTCGAAAAAAGATTTTAATTGGGTCATATCAGTTCCTCCCTGGTTTGTCCCATCCTTTTAATATATCTGGTGAAAAGTTTGCGTATGAGAACTCCATACGGTCCACAATTTTCACTGCATCACCACCAAGTTTGTCAATAGCAACGTATCCTTCTTGACCTGTAGTCTTATAACCATTTCTTGTCTTTAAGAACGTTTTAGTACTATTTAACTTATTAAGTATATTTATAAGTTTTAACTTCGCTAGAACTATAACTTTTTGCATTTCAAACATCATCATTAAGCTAATTTTATTTTGAGGTGAAAAGAATTTTAATAAATCGTCAAGTTTCTTTTGTTGGCCCTCTTTGCCTCTTTCAGTTTTTCTGTTATCTATTTCTTTCTGATACTTCTGTTGTATGTATCGTATTAATTTTTCAACGTGGGTTTTAGTGTTACCAATGACTTGACCTTTTCGTACATACGTATTATTAAAAGTTTCAATCGTTTGAGCAAGATTTTGATTAGCTTCGAGAGTACGTAAGGTAGTACCAGAAATTTTATTAAATATCCTGCCAGCGTTACTAAGATGTGCATTGACTTCCTCCGTATCTTTTTTAGTCATAGTGAATCGTGTCATGTCTCTTAACATTGCGTCTTGTGACCAAACGTCTTTTGATTTAAAATTGGAAGTATCTACGCCATAAGAAGCTTTCATGTCTTCAAATTTTCTACCTGTATATGATGTGTGCCAAACTACACCAATCTTTGCGGCTCGAGCTTTCTTTGCTGCTTCACTGTTTGTAGGTATCGCATACATGATTGTGTTGGGGTGAAACGTAAGATATGGTTTACCTTTTATCTTCTTTGTTTTTAAATCACCAGGTCCAAATAAAAAATCACCTTGTATTACACCTTTGATACCAATGTTTGGTAAGTATTTAAGTGCTGCTTTTAATTTTGTATTGAGATCACCAGAAGTATCGTCATCAATATCATCGTTAGATTTATATACCTTTGGAGTGGCATTGAAAATTCCTTTCTTTGCAACAAAAAATGCACCGTCACGAGGATCAGTACCGGCAAAAACAGCTGGAGCTCCATCCCATTTGACGCTAACGTTTCCATCTTTGACTCCTCCTAACATATCTCTAAGAGAACGTAAAGCAAGTATTGCCTGTCTTGTACCATCGACACCACCATACAGGACTTTATCCTCAATGTGAGTCATATGAGTGTTCTTTTGTTCCGTAATAAATTCTTTAAAGTTCATTAGATTTTAACTGCTGGTTTTATAGAGCTCTGTGTTATAGTATCTATAATTACGTTTCTTGCATTAACTGGACCTACATGTAATATCTCGCCGTAGGTTGCGTCTTTCTTTTCATTGTTAATAAATATGACAGTATGTTTAGAAAAGTATCTTGATGCGATTTGTTTAAATTCATTTTCAAGACTCTTATATACTCTTGGATTTTTTTGTTTTAAAACTTTTAGTTTTTTACGACCAAATTCTAAACCAGTGCCACCTCCACCAGATTTAATTCCAATTTTTGCGAACTCATCAGCAAACTTACCAGCAAGTTTAGAAGTATCCTCTGCACCACCCATAAAGAAACCAGCGACATAACCTTTTGGTATTTCACCTCTATCAGTTTTTGATACACTTATACTTTTTAATTCAGCACCATTATTACCTAAACTAACATCTATACCCTTTGACGCACCGCCACCGATCGATGCTTCGTCATACATAAAATAAAACATAAATTCACCGGGTCCTATACCAGACATCGGATAATGAATTAAACTTTCTGCATTTTTTGCATCTTCTTTTTTTAACTTGGCAAGAAGTTTGTTATGCGCATCCTTTGAAAACTTAGTACCCTTAATAGTATCATTTAAATCAAAGTTAGGAAACCAAGTTGATCGTACAACAAACTGTATTTCTTTTTTATATTTAGTTGTTTTAAGATCCTGTGACTTAAGAGTAAAGGCTTTTAGTCTTAAAGCGTTTTTTACAAAGTCGCCATCTAGATCTTTGAGTTCCATATCTTCTAATATGCTATATAATCTTTTAAATCTCACAGTCTGCCTCCACTTCTAATTTTTATTAATGGTTTTAAATTCTTTCCTGAATAATTGTGTATTGTGACGTCTTCTTCTCTTATATCATCAGCATAATATATTATCTCACCCATTCTATTTCCCGTATCTTTTGAACCTACAAAAATAAATGGAAACTTTCCAAAATAATTTTTTACAGTTAATGCTTGAAATTCTTTTTCTATTTTAGTAAATTCACCGGCTCCATCACCACTTTTTAATTTATCAATAGTTGTTTTTTTAACACTTTGAGGTGTATTAATTCCTAATTTATCTTTTTGTAAATTAACGAGTTTTGTTATAATTGTATTCGATGTTATTTCTTCACCATTCTTACGTACAGCCTGCTTAGATATTTTTTCCTCTTTGTCTTTTTCCACTTTATCTACGCCTGTACCTATTCTAAATCCTTCGACATAATTTTTATCATAATATTTTACAGCCTTAACTTCATATTTTTTTGTTCCGATCCTAACATCACCATCATCATTACCTCCAGCTAAATAAACTTTATCGTGTAATAGATATATAAGTACTTCAGCTGGCCCAAAACTTTCAAACTTGTTTTGAACTATTTCTCTATATTGATCTATTGGAATAGCACTCTTTATTTCTCTTACTAAACTATTATAAGCTTTTGCTTCTGATAATCCAAACTGATTTTGTTTCAAAGCTCTTTCAAATATATTTTTGCCATTTAATTTAATATATTTTCTCATATATAATTCTTGTATCTCAAACTTATATTTTAAACTATCTTGTCCTTCAAAATCAGATCCAGTAAGTTTAAGTACTCTACCATACGGTAATTTACTTTTTATCCATTCTAAACTGGCCGGCGTAAATCTGAACTTTGACATCTCTTTCCACTATAATATTATTATACACTATTTATAATGGTTTGTACATAAAAAAAGCACCCGAAGGTGCTTTTAATCGTGTATATTTTCGCAGAAATTTTTTATCTCTGGAAAGACGCCTATTCTACAGTTACCTTTATAATATTCGATAGGCCAACCGATGAATATTATAACAAATATTAATATGAAAATAATAGAAACCGCGCGTTCCTTAAGGAACGACCAAAATTTATTAACGACCACGTTTTTTAAACGTCATACTTTTATTAAATCTTTTCTTATGAGAAGAATTTTTCTTTCTTCTATCATGTTCACGGTTACGAGGATCATACATCTCGTAACCACGAATACCATTATCCTTTGCCCATGCGGCAATCATTTCTGGTTTATGTTTACTTGAACTCATTTTTTAAACCTCACACTGTAACTCTTGCCATCATAATTAAAAGTAATTATTGAATGAGAGTAAATTGTTTCCATTGACTCTTTGTATCTTGTTAATTTTCTACAAACAAGTTCCGTACCATCTTTTGCAGTACTGTTCTGATGACCTAACAATCCACCAATAATCGCACCTGCTGTTCCACCGTCAGGCATGTTCTTGGTAACGTTGTTACCAATGATACCGCCGATAATCGCACCCATAACTGCGTCACCAGTCTTATCACCTGATACTCTTCTTTCAGAACAAACTTCAACATTATATGGCGTTCTTTTAATTACTGTCTTTTCGTAATCTTGAATATCAATATTATATGGTTGAGTCGCGAAAGCCTCATTGATTAGAAATACTGAACCAAATCCGGCTAAAAAAGCTAATACTTTACTTCTCATTTCTTTAACTTCCATAAGATATATTCTTCACCATTTGCTTTCATGGTAATGGCAGGAACTCCCGATGGTTTTGTCTTACCAATGTATTCCCATTTATAGCCGTCTTTCATTTGAGCGTTGGCCGTTTCTCTAAACTCTTGAGTGTCAATGCTGAACATACCAAGAACTAATGCTACTATTCCCATATTTCTCTCCTTCCTTGGGTTAGAAGGTAGCTTACGCTACCTCCGCAAATTCTAATGCTGTCTTAAGAGCATCTCTTTTTCTGATTTGGTTACCACCAAACCATGAAGAGTATAACCTGTTATCAGGATTTCTACCCTGCAAGTGATCTGTCACGTAAGTAACAGAATTAAAAGCCTGCCACCAAGAGCCTTCGGCATACTTAGCGCCGGGCTGAAGCTCGATAGCATCAAATGCAGCCTTTGCATTCTTTGAAAGAGTCTCTACTGATAACTCTTGATTTTGAACACGCTTGTCAGCTGTTCTTGGAAAGACTGTATTGTAATACTCTATAAGATTATCTATATTATATCTCTTAGAACCAAGAAACTCAGCCATTTCTTTGTACTGACTTAACTTAGCAGAAGCGATACCAAGAGCCTTCTTAACTTCATCGGCATTGAACTCTGTTCTGTGACCGACTTTAACGGATCTTTCAGCCTTTGCCTCAAGAGATAATGATAAAGTATTGTTACATACCACTCTAATTGGAGTAAACCTCACATCGATAGAGAAACCGTACTTATGTGGATTCGAAAAGAGCAAGTATGACTCGACGGTGTCACCACCAAACAAATCAAAAGACTCTTTAACTTTCGCTAAAGCCCATACGAGCTGACCACCCTTGAGTGAACCTGCTGTATGCATTTCCATATCGCCTTTTAAGACGTACTCGCTGAAGAAGTTGAATGCATCTTCGTTTTGGACAGGATTCCAAACCTGACCGATGTTAGTAAGAACTTTATTATCAGAACTTCTGACTAAAGCCTTCATACCAGTAGGAATTTTTTTGTCGCCTACAGTGACGTATGAATCAATCTGCTCGACTGTCCAGTCTAAGCCAGCTTTCTTCATCATTTGATTCGGTGTAAGATCGTTACTGACCGGTACACCAAGGCCGTGCCAAGGAACTTCCCCTGCGTAAGCCATTGTTTCAACGTTATGAGCCATATTTACCTTCCTTTCTTTATGCTAAAATAATATAGGCTAAAAATAATTCTGCGAACAAAATAACAGAACAAATAAA